ATGGACTTTATGCCAAGGTCATCACGGTGGCCGCCGGCGGTAGCAAAAACGCCCTGTCGGCAGTTCAGCTAAACGGCGCGACCTGGGTCGGAGACATTACGTCGGTTAACATCGACGTCGAAGCTGGCGTTGCCGTCCGGAAAAGCGGCGAGTTGTACTTCGCTGAGGTATTCGTCGTTCCGCCAGCTGGCGGCGAGTCGGTCGCAAAGGTTTACCTGAAATGAACTGCAGCATCCAAAAGATGACGTAAGGAGTGCGAATGTCATCGTATCTCGAACACCTCGGCGTCGAGTCCCTCGTCCGTCGAGCCAAGAAGCACGGGAACAAGCTCGTGCTTCAGATCAACAACCACATCAGCACAGAACTGGAGAAGCACATGTCCGACCTCAACCAGTCCATCGACCGTCTCACGTCCGCCGTCAACAAGGAGATCGAGCAGGTCCGCGCCGAGGCGCAGGCCCAGCTGGACGCCCTTCGCGCCGACCTCGCGGCCGCGAACGTCAACAACACCGAGCTGACCGACGCCCTCCAGGTGCAGGTCGACCGCACCCAGGCCGTCGTGAGCTCGCTCGAGTCCGCCCAGGGCCGTCTCGACAGCTTCAGCACCGGCCTCGAGGCCAACGACCCGGTGGAGCCCCAGGTTCCCGCCGAGCCCGAGGTCCCGGCCGAGCCGGAGGTCCCCTCGGAGCCCGAGGTCCCGTCCGAGCCGGCCCCCGTCGAGCCCGCGCCCGTCGAGCCGGAGGTCCCCTCCGAGCCCGTCGTCACCGAGCCGGCCCCCGAGGTCCCGGTCGTCCCCGAGGCCCCCGTGGACTCCTCGACGCCCCCGATCGCGCCGACCGAGACGTCCCTCCCGGAGGGCGAGCAGCGCTGAGCGTTGCTGCTTGACCAACTCCCGAAAGGAGGTACCACATGACTGTCGTCACAATCGACGGATCGACCAGTTCGGCCGAGCTCACGCACTACGGTGTGCCCGGCATGAGGTGGGGCAAGCGCAAGGCACGAGGCGCAACCGTCGCAGGTCCTGTGGAGGTCAAGGTCGAGCCCGGGAAGCGAGTTCAGGCTCGTGGCGGTGCAGGTCAGATGCCCCACGAGGACGCCATCAAGCGAGCAGCCGCTCGTCAGAAGGCCCGACAGAGCACGGTCGACTCACTCTCCACGCCTGAGCTCAAGGCTCTCGTGGAGCGGATGAACCTCGAGGCTCAGTACTCGAAGCTCGCCGTCGAAGCTCCGACTCGGCTCGCCAAGGGCAAGAAGTTTGCTCTGAAGGTCATCTCGGACGAGGGCATGCAGCTCCTCCGTGGCAAGCAGGGCCCCATCGTGGGCACTGTCATGGGCGTCCGCAATGGCCAGTACAAGGGCAAGCACGCCAAGAAGTAACAGAAGGGAGGTCAGCGATGAGTCTGTCCAACACAGCGGTACCGAAGTACTACGGTCGGTTCCGGGATGCGGTGCTTCGTGGGGAAATTCCTGTTTGTCAGGAAGTCTCGATGGAGATGAACCGGATCGATGCGCTCATCGCTGACCCCCGTTACTACTACGACGACAAGGCGATTGACGGCTTCATTCTATATTGTGAGAACGAACTCACTCTGACGGATGGTGCCGATCTACACCTGCTTGACTCGTTCAAACTGTGGTCCGAGCAGATCTTCGGATGGTACGAATTCGTCGAGCGTGATGTATTCGTGCCCAACCCTCTCGGTGGTGAGGGTCACTACGAGCCTCGCATAATCAAGAAGCGACTGACGAAGAAGCAGTACCTCATCGTTGCTCGTGGTTCGGCCAAGTCGATGTACGCGGCGTGCCTCCAGGCATATTTCTTGAACATCGACACCGACACCACCCACCAGATCACCACGGCCCCGACAATGAAGCAGGCAGACGAGGTCATGTCGCCGCTTCGTACCGCAGTCACGCGCGCACGCGGGCCATTCTTCAAGCTGCTTACGGCCGGCTCGATCCAGAACACCACTGGGTCTCGTCTCAACCGTCCGCAGCTCGCCTCAACCAAGCGAGGCATCGAGAACTTCCTCACCGGGTCATTTCTTGAGGTTCGCCCGATGTCAATCGACAAGCTCCAGGGTCTTCGACCCCGAGTCTCGACGATTGACGAGTGGCTCTCAGGCGATATTCGTGAGGATGTCATCGGTGCTGTTGAGCAGGGCGCTTCAAAGCATGAGGACTACCTCATTGTCGCGATCAGCTCGGAAGGTACCGTTCGAAACGGTGCCGGCGACACCACGAAGCTTGAGCTACTCAACATTCTTCGTGGTGACTACATCGCTCCACATATTTCGATCTGGCATTACAAGCTCGATGACATCTCGGAGGTCGATGACCCCTCGACATGGCTGAAGGCAAACCCCAACCTTGGGCGAACGGTCTCGTATGACGTCTACCAGCTCGATGTCGAGCGCGCTGAGAAGGCTCCGGCCACTCGCAACGACATCTTGGCAAAGCGTTTCGGGATTCCCATGGAGGGCTACACGTACTTCTTCACTTACGAGGAAACCAAGAAGCATCACCCTCGTAAATTCTGGAGATTGCCATGTGCACTAGGAGCCGACCTCTCACAAGGGGACGACTTCTGTGCATTCACGTTCCTTTTCCCTTTGCCGTATGGGAAGTTCGGAGTCAAGACTCGAAGCTATATCTCGACGCTGACTCTGATGAAGCTTCCCGGCGCTCTTCGGCAGAAGTACGACGAATTCCTGCAAGAAGGCAGCCTTCACGTACTCGAGGGAACGAACCTCGACATGATGGAGGTCTACGACGATCTCGAGAAGCACATCGAGGCGGAGGAGTACGACGTTCGGGCCTTCGGGTTCGACCCGTACAACGCCAAGGAGTTCGTCGCCCGCTGGACGGCGGAGAACGGACCGTTCGGAGTCGAGAAAGTCATCCAGGGTGCTCGGACCGAGTCCGTTCCTCTCGGTGAGCTGAAGAATCTGAGCGAAGAGCGCATGCTCCTCTTCGATGAGGAGCTCATGTCGTTCACGATGGGTAACGCCATCACCCAAGAAGACACCAACGGCAATCGCAAGCTGATGAAGATGCGGTCTGAAGAGAAGGTCGACAACGTGTCGGCTCTCATGGATGCCTACATCGCTTGGAAGGCGAATAAGGAGATGTTTGAATGACAGATCACGAGCCCTTCCAAGAGGAGGAGCTGTTTCACTACGGTGTACCCGGCATGAAGTGGGGGAAGCGGAAGGGTTCGACCACAACCGCCAAGCCCAAGATCGTGAAGGGCACTCCCGAGCACAAGGCACGTCACGAAAGCCGTGTCGTGGTCGGAAAGCGAGTCGCCGTTGGCGTTCTCGCCGGAATCGGTGGTGTCACCGTGACCTCGATCGCAGGAATGGCTGCCGGTTCAGCCGCAAGCGCGGTCATCAACGGCCTCGGCTCGACGATGTACGAAGTGACGCTGCACGAAGCCGCGTTCAGTCCAGGCTTCACGCCCAAGAGGTGATGGCCATCCATAACTATCCCGAAGGGAGGTGAGTCATGGGCATAGGTGGAAAGCTAGTCCATGCATGGAACGCGTTCTTCGACACATCATCGACGCCAGTAAGTACCAATCCGTTCGCGCAGACCGGAAGTGAGTACGGACCGGGTTCGGCACGTCAAGACCGACCGCGTATCAGCGTGGCAAACGAACGAACGACCATTGCTTCGATCTACACCCGAATCGCGATCGATGCATCGAGTGCCAAGATCCGACATGTTCGATTGGACGACGATGAGCGCTTCCTCGAAGTGATCAAGAGTCCTCTCAACAACTGTTTGACGTTGGAGCCGAACCTCGATCAGGCCGGCAGAGCGTTCCGTCGAGACCTTGTCTCGACCATGCTCTCTCGAGGCGTTGCAGCGGTCGTCCCTGTCGTGACTTCTATCAGTCCGACCGAGTCAGGCAGCTTTGACATCCACAAACTTCGAGTCGGTCACGTCGTGACTTGGTACCCGAAGCACGTGAGGTTGAGCGTCTACAACGAGGACACCGGTCGACGCGAAGAGATCATTCTCGAGAAGCGCATCGTCGCTCTCGTCGAGAACCCGCTCTTCGATGTCATGAACGAGCCGAACTCAACTCTTCAGAGACTGCTTCGGAAGCTCTCGCTTCTGGATGCAATCGATGAGCAGTCCGGATCGGGCAAGTTGGACCTCATCATCCAGCTACCTTACGTGGTCAAGTCGGAAGCGAAACGTGCACAGGCTGAAGCTCGTCGTCAAGACATCGAGTTCCAGCTGACCGGCAACAAGTACGGCATCGCCTACACCGACGGCAGCGAGAAGATCACTCAGCTGAACCGACCCGTCGAGAACAACCTGATGGGTCAGGTGGAGTTCCTAACGAAGAAGCTGTACACCGAGTTGGGCACCACCGAAGACGTCATGAATGGCACCGCTGATGAGGCTGCGATGCTCAACTATCGCGACCGCACCATCAACCCCATCCTCGACGCCATCACGGAAGAGATGAAGCGCAAGTTCCTCACAAAGACTGCGCGGACTCAGAACCAGTCCGTCGAGTACTACCGCAACCCGTTCGATCTCGTCACGATCTCGACGGTTGCAGACATCGCGGACAAGTTCGCTCGCAACGAGATCACCTCGTCGAACGAGATTCGACAGGCGATCGGAATGCGTCCCTCCAAGGACCCGAAGGCTGATGAACTTCGGAACAGCAACATGCCCCTGCCGCCTCCTGGCACCTCAGCGGCCAACCCAGCGACTCAGGTCCTGGTCAAGCCGCCGGTTCCGGCACAGATAGGAGCTTGATCATCAAGATCCACATGACCCACTCACCACTGACGGCAGGACAAGGCCGTTGAACAACACAAAGGAAGGAGCCAGTCAAAATGGGAGAAACCGCGCTGAAGCATGACTTCGGTGGTTACGCAACCAAGCCTGGCCTCAAGTGCTCCGACGGCCGAACCATCACTGCCAAAGCTTTCGAGCACCAGGACGGCGATTGGGTTCCACTCGTCTGGCAGCATGGTCACGGGGAGACGAAGAACATCCTCGGCAAGGCTCGTCTGGAGCACCGCGAAGACGGCACCTACGCCTACGCGTACTTCAACGACACCACCAACGGCAAGGATGCCCGCATCCTCGTCCAGCACGGCGACGTCGTGTCCCTGTCGATCTACGCCAACAAGCTCGTCGAGAAGTCGAAGGAGGTCCTCCACGGCATGATCCGTGAGGTCAGCCTCGTTCTCTCGGGAGCCAACCCCGGCGCCAAGATCGACTACGTGGCAATCCAGCACTCCGACGGAGAGATGGAGATCCTCGAGGAAGAGGCCGTGATTCACACGGGTCTCGGAATCGACATGCCCACGGAGGACGTCCCCGCAGTCGTCGTTCCCGATCCGACGGTCGACACGACCGGTGCCGCAGCGCACTCGGACGAGAACGAGACGATCCTGGACATCTACAACTCGATGTCCGAGACGCAGCAGAACGTCACCCACTACATGGTGGGCGAAGCTCTGAAGGGCGATGGCATCATCCATGCCGAAGAGGCAGCCTCGGCTGCTGGCGGCGAAACCGTCAAGGACGTCTACGACGCCATGACGGACAAGCAGAAGCAGGTCGTCCACTACATGATCGGCGTGGCTCTTGACGAGCAGGCCGCTCAGCACAGCGACGACTCGACTGCTGCAACAACCGGTGACGCCACCAACGACGACACCGCCACCGCCGAGCACGGCGACAACACCGAGGGCACCCTCATCCACCAGGAAGGTTCAACCACCATGACCAACGTCTTCGAGAAGGACGCCGACACCGG